CTCGTCATATTCAACTGAAAAAATTGATGAATTACCAGACCATGCATCCACAAAAAGAGCATGGCACTATGAGGGGGATTTTAAAAATTGGATTGCTAAATCCCCCCTACATGGGATGGGTTAAAAACTAGACTACAATCGTTCCATGACTAAAATTGAATTTACTGACGAACACCTTCGGGTGATGATGACTGCCTTGGAAGTGTATTCCAGATTGCGAGCAGGACAGATCAGGATCGCCATTGATGAGGCGTTTCGGGATGTGGGCTTGTCTTGGAAAGAATCGGAATCTATTGAAACATTTGTAAGGGGTATTCTGTATCCCGAACCTCCCCAATTGAAATACGATGGACATGGGGGTTATTACGACCAATATGGATGCACCTATGGGGAGAATGGGGAACGCAATACGGAAGTGTCTTGGGAAGAGAAAGAGCGTTTGAAGCGTGGTCATCTACGGGGTAATTTTGGGGTATGCAATAAAAAAATGATTGAAGGTGGGGGGACACTGGCATACGAAATCTACTCCACCCTGCGTCAATATGTTTCTTTAAAGAACAACGACGGATACGAAGGTAATGGTGTGAATTATCGTGATCCCCTACAAATCACCAAAGTTCCTTTACCAGTAATTGAGGGATTTGCCGCTGAAAAGAGATTCCCCATCAAGGGGAAGACTATCGTGAATAAATTGGATAAAGCCCATGAAACCAAGGACTATATGAAGGTGTGGCAAGTGGTTGGGGAATACGTGGAACGGAAATATCCCGAATTGGTTGGATATTCCCAAGCAAGGATTGAGCGGGAGGATAATCATTATGTGATGATTGCCAAAGGAGCTAGAAAGAAGGAAATTCTTAAAAACTAGAACACAATCAAAACATGTCATACAAAACATCAGTAGAACCAGACATCTACCGTCTCGCTAAGGAATGGGATTGTCATGGATAAAATAAAATAATACTCCGAAGAGGGGAGAAGTTCAAAGTTGAGCGAACTGCGAAGGAAAAGGAACTCATCGCAAAATACCGCAAGGGTTGATCTGGAAAAATATTTAAAATTATGACAATAGAACAATTTAAAAAGGATTTTGATAAACAATTAGCTGCTATGAGTGACGAAGAAATAATTCAAGATTTCAAGGACTTGGGATGTGATGTTGAGATTAGAAAACCAAATTTGGTGATCCTTCGTGGAAGCTCTGGATGCGGCAAAAGCTCTGTAGCAATGCTCTTCGGCGGGGAACTTGCAATCTGCTGTGCTGATGATTACTTCTATGATGAATTGGGGAAATACAATTTCAATCCTGATCTTCTGGGAAAAGCTCATGAACGGTGTCGTGAAAAATTCCTGTATGCTCTGGATAATCCAGAACTTTTTGATACTATTGTGGTAGCTAACACAAACACCAAAATTTCCGAATTTCAATTTTATATTGACGAAGCGGAAAGGCGTGGTATCATGGTGTTCTCTCTAGTGGTGGAGAAACGCCACAACGGAACCAACTCCCATGGAGTACCAGAAAGCGTGATTGATCGGCACGTAGAGAATATTAAAAACAGCTTGAAATTAAAATAATATGACAGGAGAACAATGGAAAAAAGACTTTGAGCAATCCTCAAAATTCATTCAAGATTTGGCAATGGATTTTACTTTCGTTGAGTGGGGAGAAGGTTCAATGAGCATATCAGATGTCCCCAAGGGATGGGAGAAGATCATTCTCAATCTCTTTGGAGCGATCAATCAATACTCCAAAACAAAAATCCATTATCTGGAAGACACGCGGATAAAGCGTTTCAAATTCTGGTGGAATGGTAAGACTTGGGAAGCAGCAAAATTTGTCAGCAAGGTTCTCAAGCCAACTCAACGTCTATACCCAAGTGATAATCCACGAATCATTTTTCCTGAGATGCAGAAAAAAATTCAAGCAACCTCTTGGTGGAAATGGGAAAATCGAATCCGAAAGCTGCTTCGTAAAATGCGGTTTGATTTCACAAAATATCAGAGAACGCGATATCCTGAGCCAGTTACTATCGAACAGGTGAAGCAGAAGTATAGCCTTTGTATATACACCAGTGGGGGAGATGATATCATCAAGGGGATGATTCGTTTGGCGGAATACCAAGCATCCCAAACCTGTGAAGTGACGGGCAATGCTGGTGTTTTCTGTGTCAATAAACGTGGATGCTATCGGACTTTATCCAAGGCAAAAGCCAAGGAATTGGGGTTCACGCCTGTTAAAAACTAGAATACAATAGGGACATGAAAGTTACGAAAAAGAAAACAACCGTGGTTACGGAAACCACGACCTATAGGTTACATCCCAATGTTGTTTTAAAGGAAGTTGTTGTAAACGATAAGCAAACATCCAGAACATTGGAATATGGCGGTAAAGCCGTAAAATCAAAACATAATAGCACATTACACTTTGATGTTGTTTATAATTCGAGTTTGGAGTATTTGGAAGAAACAAATCCATACTGGGGTTGGAATAAAAAAGAGGATGAAAAATGGTGGAAAGGGGAGGAATTGCCGGAAAATCCAGAGGACATCGATATCTCCAAAATCGTGTTGGCATGTAGTTACGATCACACGTTTTGGACAGTTGATCTGGAGCCTATTCCCGTGGTTGTTGTGGGGGATTATATTGATGCCCATATCAGATCAAAAAATTATAATCTGAAAAAACTTCATGAATACTTCTCCAAACATAAGCAGATCAAATCAATTTCAAAAATTGAACTCATTCCATATTATAACAATGATAGTGGTCGGGAGGAATATTTCACGGTTAATGTTCTACCCACCTTGAAACAATTGAAAAAGATGGGAAGAGATAAGGAGATTTTCTACACACCTTGGGGAAAAGAAGATTATCTTGGAATGAAGCAATTCTGGATTGGAAAGGATGATTACTGATGACAAGTGTGTGTATTATTGGGGACAGCCATGGAGATTGGGATGCTCTGTTTCGTAAGTTAGAAAGCCTTAAAATAGAAGATTGTGTTCTCCTACATGTGGGCGATTTAGGCGTTGGGTTTAAATCTCCCGATAAGCAACATAGGGAGATTGAGCTTCTAAACAATCGTTTCAAGAAGCGTAACATTCAATTCAAAGGAGCGAGGGGCAACCACGATGATCCCAAATACTTTCTTGGCACTGTTAATCATTCTCATTTTGAATTGATACGTGATTATTCCTACCAGACATTCAATGGGGAGAAGTTCCTATTTGTTGGGGGTGCTGTGAGCATTGATCGTCGTATTCGTGTCCCCAATATGTCATGGTGGGAGGATGAAGCGTTTGTTTTGAAGCCTGAATTGGTGGATAAGGTGGATGTTTTAATAACGCATTCTGCTCCAAATTGGATCGGGGATTTTTCGAAGCAAGGGATCGCTGGATGGTGTGAGAAAGACCCCACACTTTGGGAAGAATGTGTGAAGGAACGGGAGGACATTGCCAAGCTAATAGAACTTTGTGGAGCTAAAAAGCATTGGTGTGGTCACTTCCACCAGTCACACTTCGCATCTCACAATGGTTGTGATAGCAGGATTTTAGATATTCTTGAGATTGTAGAACATCGTTAAAAACTAGAATACAATATGAATATGAAACACAAAATTGACGAAGAGATCGTCTTCAAGACATACTATGATAATGCCCTGATTCACTTTGAAGTCACTCTTTGCGAATTCCCATCTGAAAGAATCGGTTGTATGATCCATGGATTGCCCGATCATGGGGAAATTAAGGATTTGGAGACACTGGAAAGGATCATTGGGTGTCTTCAAGCTGCTAGAAAGAAATGGAAAACATTATGACCAACCTTCAATACATCAAAAAGCCATCCAAAAGACGGCAAGCCGAAGACGCTATTCTAGCTGAGAATGCTTTTAGAAAAAATAAATTTGGAGAGTATGATTTGAAGATCAATCCTTACGAGGAAGGCATTCGACACGACAGATTCAAGCGATATTATGATGGAATTCATCGCAGATATTGGGAATATGAGCCGATTTTTCGGGACTTGTGTGAAGTATATGGATTTGACCCTGAAAAACATTATGCATATTGAAAGTTACAAAAACAAATTAATCAAGATAATTGATGATGCGGGGGATTTCGTCTTCAATGATGATGGATATATTTATTATTTTCCCAAAGAATTAAACGGATACTTATCATCTCATCAATTACGATTCATAGCGGATGAGTTGGATAAACGTAACAAGCCTTGGGATGATAGCATTGCGGAATATTTTGCAAACCATCCCAATAAAAACTAGAATACAATCAAATTATGAAAACAATACTAATTATACTACTGACGATTAACCTTGGGTTCTCTCAAGAATATGGAATCGCTTCCCATTACTCAATTCGCACGAATGGGGGGACGCATACAGCAAGCGGAATCCCCCTGAGGGATGATTCATACACGATGGCACATAAGACTCTGCCATTTGGCACGATTGCCAAGATTACCAACCTATCCAATGGTAAGGATGTGATGGTTCGCGTCACAAATCGCGGGCCATACATCCGGGGAAGGATCGTTGACCTTTCCCAAGCTGCTGCCAGTAAGCTTGGTTTCCTGAAAAAAGGGATTACCAAGGTGCGGGTGGATGTGATTAAGAGAGGGGATGGAAAAACATACTTTAAAAAATGAAATTATGATAAAATTAACTAAAATAAATATCAACCCCAACAGTGAGGCTACACAATCTTCCACCGTTGAGGAATACCGTATTGACCAAGAGCGTGGCACTTGGGGACAGTTTCACGAAGGAAAGAGTCCTCCCGTGGACTACTGGATCGTGGGAGAGCTTATCGGAGAAATCGAAGTCGGAAAGATGATCATCATTGACCGTTGGAATCGCAATGGTGTGGTGAAGCGGGGAACCATGCACACATCGGAAGTGATGAAGCTGGAAGAGAACGAGGGAGTAACCTATATCACAACTGCAAACAGTCTGTATAAGATGGAGCAAGTGGAAGATGAGGAGATTTTGAATTATGAAATGGAAAATCCCAACATTTGAAGATCACCCATCCGACATGGAGTGGGAACCGCCGAATTACAAGCCAGAGGACTACACTTGTTTTGATTGTCCCCACAAGGACACTTATGAATATGCTTGGGATTACTACAACACGAATGGTGATTGCCTTGCAATGAAATAAAAACTAGACCACACTACATCCATGCACGAAACGCTTAAAACAGACAATTGGCAATATATTTACGATAATTACGAATCCACCTATCTTGATGGATTGCGCGGAAGATTTCTAATCCGTAACTGGAGAGTTGATGAAAATAGTCTTCATGATGGTCTAAATGACATGGCAAGAGCCTATCAGACTGCCCAACGACAAGATAAGGAATGGGATGAGCGGGTGTGGTTTCCGTTTCTGGAGGAGATCAAGGCAAGAGCGGTGAATAATAAGATTGTTCTTCATTGCAAACCAACCCATGAATACACGGGTGATCAGAACAAATGGTGGGCTTGGGATTATTCCAAGATGGATGATCGTTATGGGTGGGGATATTCTTTCAATTGGATTGAGGAACCCAAGGAAAAGATCAATCACGATTTGGGGCAAAAGCTTTATGAGTTGGATCGGTATCAAGAGAAATTCGGAAAGCGGGTATTCATGCTTCAAAAGCTGCTTGAGAAGTATCTGCTGATATATATGTATCGAATTTACAATTACGAATGGCTTGTCAATAATCAATTTTCGGGTAAGCTGGTGAAAATCACCTTGAGGGGAGATGAATATTGGTATCATATTGTAATGAATAAACATAGGGTTCCCACATGGAAGAACTTCATCTGGCAATCAAATCAAACGGAGGAAATTAATCTATGAACTACAAATTTTTAATGGATCAAGATGAGCTTGAAAGATTTATCGATTGGCTACCAGACTTGGAAGAGCATGAGATATACTACTTGGCAGCGTTTACAAGAAAAAAATACTGTTCATCAGAACAACATCCTTGGATCAAAGCGGATAAAAACCACTTGAAACGCCTAACGACAACCAAGGAAAGAATGGTATCCAAGATCAAACAATTGGAATGCCCCATCGGTTCTTACACGATGAAAGGTAAAGGTGGGGAGGAATTCGTGGTGCCTCAAGAAAGTTTGGTATTATACTGTAGCCCAAATCCGCGAGACATGTTTAAAGCCACCATCCAAGGTGCGATTGATCTTATGAAAGTGGTGCAATGCCAAGGTAAGAACAGCAATCCCCATCAGGAGATTCTATCCACCATCCAAAGGACTGCTTCCAAGAAAAGGGTTGTCACGTTTGATGTGGATGAGAAGAGCCAGAACGTTCTGGATCGCTTCACCGATGTCTGTGGCAAAGCTGTGGACGTTGTGGAGACGCGAGGTGGTTATCACTTCCTAGTCCATCCCAAGGAGATGCCAAAGAATGAGAAATGGTATCAGACTTTATCGGAGGTTTCAGACGTTACAGGTGACGCTTTACTTCCAATCCCCGGCACATTTCAGGGGGGCTGGGTCGTGAAGATGATCATCAACAACCATTAAAATTATGGAAAACGCTAAAGTAGAACTAGAATTCAAATCAATAAACGATGAGGTTTGTTGGAGGATAAAATCCTGCAAATATCATGAATCAGATTATGGTTGTGAATACGATGCAGATACATCAAGTATGTGGATCAGAAAAAATAATCAACCAATATGTTGTAATTGTTTGAGTGATGATATATATGAAGAAACCGAAGGGATTGATTGGGGGGGTTACGTATGTCTGTCATGTAATCATTCCTGCTTTGATAAGGGATATTGTTGGTTCGACTTTATTGAAGAATTGGGATATGATAAAATTTTAACTTTGACAGAATTTGAACTAAAGCCGAACTATAATTATCAGGAAATAGAATTAATTGAAAACTAGAATACACTGATCACATGAAAATTGAAATCACAACGGAGGAGAAACTAAAAATTCTCAAATTCTCCACAAAAATCAGGCAAAAAAATATGAACACGGAGAAGTTGATCCCGTCCACTCTTCAAAGGAATCCAAAGATTTTATCAAAAAATTTCTGAAGAGTCGCGGGATTGGAAGACGGAATAATCTAATGGATAAAATACGCACGTATTTGGACTTTGACGATTCGGAATGAAATTATGGAAAAATTAGTATTAAGATATCACTGGTGCGTCCCCTACGAAGCTGATGGGGATGAGACTATACCGTTTGAATATGAATCAAAAGAACAGGCTTTTGTGGATTTCCATGAGCTAAGAGAAGGCTCAATATGGGAATTTGAATTTTTAGGTGAGAACTTCAACCCGTCTGATACAGCTAATGTTGAATTTCTCACCTTGGAAGAATGGTTTGAAAGATACAAGCTTAAAAACTAGAATACACTGATCCCATGAAAATTGAAATCACAACGGAGGAGAAACAAGAAATTCTCAAATTCTCCACAAAAATCGGAAAAAAATTTGAAGATGGGGAAGTTTATCCCATCCATTCTTCAAAGGAATCCAAAGATTTTGTCCGTGGATTTCTAAAGAGTCGTGGAATCGAAAAGCCAAGGGTTTATGAACAAGGAATCTATACTTTTGGTGATGTGGGAATGCACACTGACAGTCTCTCTCCAAAATCGGCAATGACAATGTGTTTGTTGATTTCTGGTAGCGGTACATTGTTCGCTTGGGATGGTAAAAAGGTAAATGAATGTCGTATCAACAAAGGAGAGGGTGTCATTTTTGATTTCAATCTTCCCCACTCATTTGAAGCCGATAAAACGTGCCAAGCATTTCTAGTGGATGTTCCCAAAAAATATAAGAAAAATTTACAAAATGGACAATATGAAACTCCCCGATCCAGAACAATTTAACTTCAAAGATGTCACCATTGCTGGGGATGAATGCCTATTGATCACTCCCGATTCAATAAAATGCAAGTGGGTTGAAGACACTCTCAAGTTCCGATCCATGATCATTCGTAAATCAGATCATCACATAATTTCCAGATCGTTCCCAAAATTCTTCAATTACTCTGAACAACCAGATTTGGATAAATTCCCTCTGGATGAGAGATTTGTAGCCTATGAGAAGTTGGATGGTTCCCTTGGAATTTTTGATTCATATAGAGGAGAACTTTTGGCTAGAACGAGGGGGACTTCCAATTTACGTCAATTGGAGAATGGACACGAATTAGATTTTCTATTGGAAAAATATGAGAAATTCTTTGATTATGTGATGGATGATCCTGATTATACGTTCCTTTGCGAATGGCAGACAAATAGTAACATAATTGTGGTTGGAGGGTTTCCAGAACCAAAATTATCTTTGATTGGTATCATCCATAAGGAAACGGGTCTTATGTTTTCTCAGGAGCATTTGGATGATCTGGCAAAAGATTTAGATATTCCAAGACCAGATAAATATCATTACGAATCAATTCAGGAATGTGTCCAAGATGTGGAGATGTGGCGGGGAAAGGAAGGAGTGGTTTTATATTCTGAGAGTGGGAAAATGCGTAAGCTGAAAGGTGAATGGTATCTGAGCCTTCATAAAATTTTTACGGGAATGCGTTCCCTTTCAAATATTTTGGATTTTTTCCTATCATCCCCAAGATTTATAGAATATGGAGATTTTTATAATTACACCGTTCAACACGTTGATTTTGAATTGGCAGAGAAAATCAAAGATGAAATGATGCAAATCACCGAAGCATACGGCAAATTTGTCCATTCGGTCAACACCATTGAACGTGCCATGGGATACATCTCCAAGCTGGACTCCCGTAAGAAGCAAGCAATGGCTATTCAGGAGCATTGGGACGGATTCATGATTCCGCTTGGATTTGCGATGCTTGACAACAAGGAATTGGATGATAAGCTGGTGAAGAAATCAATGGAGAAACTTTTAGGATTATGTGGTTAGAAGCAGAAGAAATTGAAAAATTCATGACCCAAGAAGCTGATCTTTTGAAAGAATATGATAAAAGAAATGAATCATATTTCTTCATAAAGGTTGCAATCTGTCACTGGCATGATAAAAATGGACTACACATGCGAAAGGATATTCGGGTTCTCTCCAGAAAAAGTGGAAAATCTTGGGTGGACTGGTTTGATGAAGATTGTTCGAATTCTGGTGCTGATACGGTATTTAAGAATTTTGAGAATTTGGAAGAAGGAACCTACAAGGTGAGAATGCGAACATTCAAAGATTGGGAGACTGGTTATGTGGATGATTGGGTATATGAAACGGAAAAATTATGAACTTGGAACAATTACTAAAAACAACACCTGAGACGCTTGCGGTTGAGCAACACGATGCTCTAAAGGCACATGTCATCAATGTACTGGAATCAACCCTTAAAGCGGTGAAGGATGAGTATTACAGCGCAATCCAAGAATTAACAATTGATTCTCCTGCGGGAGATGGATATGGGGGAGATGGATATGGTTGTGACAATAATTTTATCAATTTTGGGTATGAAGATAATAAACCGCTTGATATCTACGAAGTCATGGAACGGTTGATTGAATTGAAAAAGATTGCAAAGAAGAAAAAATGAAAAAGAAAATTGAAACAAATACAACAATCAACGTCAAGATCGGGGATTACGAATTCAATCTAACCAAAGAGGAAGCGGAGGAATTGTATAATTCCCTGAAAAATTCTCTTGGAAAGAACGATTTGACAAAATGGCCCTCCCCTATAAAGGATTACGAAGACCTTAATAAACAATACAAGGAATGGAATCCCGTTCCATATCCAAACCCATACGATATCTGGTGTGAAAAAAAACCACACGAATTCTGGGCTAAAAATACCACACATTCTCCATACGACCTGAACCCTTAAAATCATGAAAAAGAAATTCACATTAGCTACGAGTTCCCAATGCGGACCTTGCTACACCCTCAAAGCCCGAATCGAAAAGGAAAAGCTTGAGGTGGAGATTAAAGACTACACAAATCCCGAAAATATCGAATGGTTTAAGAAACATGGTATTCGTGCCGTTCCTCGTCTGGTGATTGAGGATGGGGATAACGTGGAGATCATTCAGGGCATGGACGACATCATCGAAGCATTGAAAAAATGAAAGCAGTATTAAAAAAGGCGACTTGGGGTGATTCTTTTCGTGAAAAGAGAAAGAGTTATGAATTTAATTTTTATGGAAAAAATGAGGAGGGAACTCTGAATATCGATTCCAATAGATTCTTACATGATCCAAACGAATCGGCAGATAATTACGATTTTGAGATTGAGATAAAAATCAAGGCTATTAGAAAACAGTCTAATGAAACAACCTTACAATGAAACAACAACCATCTCAAATAGAAGCCCAATGGGAAGTCGCTCTTCATTGCAAATGTCCCAAGTGTGAAAAATTTGTCAATCTATTGGAAGCGACTGATTTTTGGGATGGTCGGGGGTGGCTGGACATTCCTGAACATGGCACGGAACGAAGCAACAATCTGGAAGTCAATTGTCCAGACTGTGACCACGCTTTTGAAGTGTGTTGCGTGTGGTAAGCTTTTAAAAACTAGAATATAATATGGATATGACAAACGAAGAATTGAGAGAGACTGCGATGAAAGCACTTTGGAATGCTCAACAAAACGGAGACACTGAAGCTGCCCATGGTTACGCTGATAGCGCATTATGTGATCTATTGGTTGGGTTGGGCTATGCCGATGTTGTGACAGAATTTGACAAAGTTGAAAAATGGTATGCCTGAATAATTTTCCAATGATCGCTTCGGCAGCATCACAACATTGCCAGAACCTCCCTCTACCATTAATTTGGTAAGGAGACTGGCGGGATCGAGAAATGGAGCCTTCGGGTGTTCGGAAAAAGTCAGCAATGACAGGCATAAATTCCATAATCCTCAAACTCGGATGCTGAAAAGTTGGCGCGACAACGTGCCGAAGTGATCACCTTTTAAAAACATGATTAAGATTAAGAAACAACGCAAGGACTATAAGGAAATTCTCCTGATGGGTGACAGCCATTTCGGGCATGGAAAAGATTTCCTATATGTCCCAAGGGGATTTTCAAATCCAGAGGATCATAATAATTGGATACAGGAACAGATTGATGGCATCCATCCCGATAGCTTGCTCGTTCATTTTGGAGATGTCGGTCTGTCATGTGGTCCTGAAAGGATTCAGGAATTCATGATGACATTCCCATGTGAAACCCTCATGATTTTTGGGAATCATAATAGTGGTGTGCAACAACTCTATCAAAAACAATTACCAAAGGGATTTGAGAATTGCCAATTGTATCCCATGAAGATCACTCCCAACATCACTCTGATGGGATACGAATTTCTTCTGGATATTGATCGGGAACGATTCTATTGCCGACACATGGCTCCCTTGATCTGGCCGGATCAAAACAAGGGTAGAGATGCCCTTATTGGACATTCCCATGGCAATCTCCAGCAAGCCAATCCTGATGGGAATGGTTTTGGCAAGATGCTTGATGTGGGGGTGGAGAATGCCAAGAGATACAACGGAACCGCTTTCTTCAAGCTGGAGGAAGTCGTGGAAATCATGGCTAAGAAGGAAACATCAAAATTTGATCATCACTGATATGCAAGAATTAATTGAAAAGGTTGAAAAAACTAAAAAATGGATGAACACTGCATTCCACAAGTTGAATACTTTCGATACCGAACTTGACATTGAGGAATGTGGTGCTAATCTTGAGAAGCTTGAGAAACGGATAGCCAATCTCCGAAAGGAATGGGAAATTGAATATTCGTATCTCCAAAACGAAAAACAATAAAAACATATGAAGAAAACAAATGATACACGAACAATGCGTAGAGATAGAAAATGGCTTAGAAGTCCAGACCAAAGGAAACGTACCAAACTTTTTACGGTAAACATGATCCAGCGTAAGGACGGTTCCTTTCATATTTTGGGAGGTGGAGCCACGGCTGTAATTAAAACCAATTCCCGACATGCCATGGAAGTGCCTATCAATGTCCGTGATATGGCAACGGAGATGCGGATGAACGGTGTGACATCGTTCTAAGACATGATACCCCATCCCGTTTGTTTGTCGGGATGGGGTATTCTCTTTAAAAACTAGAATACAATGAGCGTGGACATGGAAGCAAATCCTAGAGAATACTTCTACGAGAAGTGGATTGATGAACACTTGAGAGTCCTTGAACTTGAGAATTTTGTGGGTCTTGTTGCTACTGGAAAGCGATCCGATGGGACGTATAATTATTGTAGGGAAGCATTGGAAGAAAAAGCAAAGGAACTATTGAAATGAAATACAAAATCAACATATCCGATGGATGCACGGCAGGGGGACATCTGGAAGTCAATGGTGTTGCTTACTCATGCGAAGACAAGCGATACGAGCTAACCAAAGAACAGCGTGAAAAGTTCCACGATGATCTGTTTGTGGAAATCAAGCGCATGTTTGATGATGGGGAAATCGGGGTGAATGATTTGGTGCAATTGCTTCCCGTTGAGGATACCCACTATTCAGAGACTTGCGATCAATGTGGGGATACTCAGGTGACAACTTATTACGAATTTGAAGTATGAAAACGCCCCCAAAACAATTACTCAAAAACATCTATTACATGGCTTTGTATCATCGTGACAAAGCTAATTTGAGAATGAATGATCTTTTGAGAGAAGACGAACTTAGAAAGAAAGACGAGGGGCTGTATAACGCTTATGCCTATGTTGTTCAGATGATCGAATATCACGATTCAATCGGATTGGTTGATTATAAAAAAGTCCATAATATGAAGGCAAAATTTCCAGAAACCCCAACACCGATCACAGCACCGCTTCTATGAAAAGAGAATATCACAATGCCATTTTTGACGAAAGATTTGAGTTGCTGCCAGAACATCATCAAGAAATGATACGAATGTTTTTCGGCTCAGGATGTTATAGCGTGGCGGAAGCTGTGATTCTTTGGATGAACAGTATGGATTGTTCTGCAAGTGCAAGAGAAATGATTCTTGACTATAAGAACGAATATGATAAATTGATGGACAAATATGAAATTTAGAATAGTTGAAAAAAGAAATGGGTTTGCTACATGGTATCATATAGAATACCTAACCAAATTTTTATGGTGGGAATATTGGGAGAATGCTACCAATGGAGTACACAGATTTTGTGGTTATCTTAATTCAGGATATGATTCTTTGGAAGCCGCTGAAAGAGGTGTTGAAATAATCAATAAATTTTCCATTCCAACTGGAGAAACGACTATTAAAGAATTTGAAATATGAAATATAGAATACAAGAAACAATTAATGGCAATGGTGTCAGCACCTTTACAGTTCAAGAAAAAATTCTTTGGTGGTGGACGAACAGTATGCAATGGCGCAGCAAACATGAAGCCGAAAACTATATCAGATTTCTACAAACAAAAGAAGTAAAATATCATACTGTAGAACAATAAAATGAAACAATACACAATAGGCATGACTTGTAGCGGCGGAAGTGCCATCGCAGGAAACTACATCACTGACACAAAGCGCAAGGCTCTAGCTATGGCAAAGAAAGAGAATGGGGATGAATGGACTTATTATGTCCACACTGAACAGAAAATCGGTCTGAAGGGTAGATACTATTTCATCGCCCGATATTGGAACGATGTGGACAATCAGTTGGAATTCGATGAACCTTATGTTCGCATTAAAAGCATGAGGTATGGAGATGAAAAGGATGCCGAGAAGTATTTGAAAAGTGTTTTGGAAAATTCGGATGATAAGGATTGGCAAATCTTTTGGATCAATACGGATAGGGATGATCGTAAAACACCTGAGAGTATTCGGGCTGATATTGAACTCAAACGTAAGGAAATGGAACTCTTGAAAGAGGGTGATTATGCTGCGTGGTTGGATTTGAAAAACGACTGTTAAAAACTAGAATACGATCAGCGCATGAATCAATTCTCCATCGATTATTGTCCCGCTCAATCTGCCAAATGGTTGGTGGATCGGCACATGAAGATGCTTCTTGAAAGCTGCCAAATGTTCTGCACAAATTTTCATTTACAAGGAATTGATGCTCCATACCAACAAACACATCCCAAACACCCAACGACGATTTGGCTACGCACATCATATGACAATTTCCTATGGGGACTTGAACACGCATATGCCATCGCATCCGAATATACAGCACGTTATCACAAACGTCATAAGTCAGAGGATGTATTGGATTGGGTAGAATCAAATAGCTGGAGACTTGGTTTTGATTCGGAAGCTCAGACACCATTCGCCCTTGCTATCGCGGAGGATGCCATTTGTAGGACACTTCCAGAGTGGAACGATGTTGATGAGGTGGGGAAGTATAGACTCTTCTACAAGCATGATAAGGCACACTTACATGCTTGGAAACGCAATAAACCGGAATGGATCGAATGAAATCACTGATCATAGGTAGTCACGCTATCCGCCATTGGTTTCCCGATTTTTCAAGGGAACCAAAGGACATGGATTACATGTCTGAACAAGGTAATAGCACGAAAGAAGTGGAATATCTCTGGATACCAGAATATCAATATTTTTTAGATAATAATCAAGATGATCGGTTTCTTGACAAGGATCATCTATATACGCTAAAATTATCCCATTTGGGATGGGACATATTCTGGGAAAAACACGTATCCGATGTATGCTTTCTCAAATCAAAAGGATGTGTGGTCAATGAAAAGTTATATAAGAAGTTGGTGAAGGCATGGATATTGAAACATGGCAAACAATGGGCTTCCCTGAAAGGTAAGGATTCCCAAACATTCTTTGAAGATGCAGTGAAGAGAAAGTATAATCACGATTCGATTCACGAATGCGTAGCCATCTACGACAAACCCTTATACGAATCCTTGGTATATGAGGGGGTATCATGCTCCAAAAAAGGATTTGACAAACTCTCCCATGATGATAAATTAAATCTTGTGAAAGAGGAAGTGTGGGTGACTGCTCTGGAAAGGTATCTAATCCCCCATGATTTCAAATTCTCGAAAATTGAAGCGTATCAAAAATCTTTGAAGAAATTGGCCACAACCATGAGTAGTGGTTGGTTCAAGTTCTTCATCCTGACAAACATTGATGTCCTGAGAAACGATAGAGATTTCTCTTACATTGATAAATTTAAACAAGCAGAACAACAAAACAAATTAAGACTAATATGAAAACAAGCAAAGAAATAGAAGCGGAAATTGCTCGTATGCAGCAAGAATTGGAAAAAGCGAAGGAATTGGAAAGCGAAAAGCTACCCGATATTCTGGAGAATTTCAATCCCAAGAATATCAGAAACGTTCTCAGGTTCTTGGAACCAAAGGATAGTGCTGACAAATATCTCAAAAATCCAACAGCATATCAATCGAAATGGGGTATTGATGAATATTCCTTTTATGATAGTATGGAAAAAATTCAATTTGGCGATTGGGTGGTGCAAGTAGTGAATCAACAAGGGGGTGGGGAAGGTGAAGGAGAACATTGGCACTGCGTCTTCAAAGTTGAGAAGAATGGGACATTAATGGGACATTACTACATTCCCGGTTATTATCAGTCCTATAACGGCACGGAGATTGAATGGGATAGCATCTACGAAGTTGAGCCATATGAGAAGATGGTGATCGACTGGAAAACCAAAGGATAAAAACTAGCGTATGGTTGTTCCATGTTGAAAGCGAAAGGAACCATCAGGGTTGACTCATCCAAGTCCCGCATTGTTGTGGAGACGGGATCGGATATTCTTGATTATTATCATTTTTTTATCCAGCGCGAATATTGGATCAATCTACAGAAGCCCTTGCATGATGCCCATATAACAGTTGCAAACGAAAAATTCCACAAAGATGTGGATTGGAAGAAAGCTGAATACTATGATGGGGAGGAAATTGAATTTGAATATGATCCATACCTTGTTCGCGGGGGATACACCAAGGGATTCATCATGTTTTATCTGAAAGTCTATTCTGAAGAACTTGACAAAATGAAAAAGGAGCTTAACATTGTGGATAGCGAAGGCTATCGCGGACTTCACCTTACAGTGGCGAACGGAAAAAATGGTAATGTTCAACCATATTGGCCGGAAATGATCACCGTTAAAAACTAGAATACAATAGAAAAATATGAATACAGCACAAACACTAATTAGATACATTAGAAACAAGAAGGGACAACCCCGTGGGGTGGTCGTAGCTCTGCGGGATAAGAACGAGGTTTGCTATGGCTATTCCATCTGCAATCCGATTGATCGTTGGGATAGGCATGAAGGATTGAACCGAGCCATTTCCCGTGCAAAGGAAAGGGAATATGATCTTCCCACCGCTCCAAACACAATCAAACAAATTGTGGAAGGATATGAAAATCTCTCCAAACGTGCCGTGAAATATTTCAAGGATTTGCCAAGGGAGATGGTGGAATTTGATAGCATTGAAATCATTCAATAATGGTTGAAGAAAAAACATTACCTCTCCACGAACTCAAATACTACCATGGTGAAAGCCTTGGTTTTGTATTTTCAGGCGTATTACCATCTTCCAATGATGCCATCCAGCGATTGGCGAACAATCTGGTGGGGTGGGGGGTATCCAAAAAGCTACCGGAGTTCTATGTTCGGGTGACTCCAAATGAAGTGGCATTCATTTACGCTCCCGATTCAGAATTTAAGCAAGCGGCATTCTATCAAGCATGTAGGCAGTTCAACGTGATGGGAATATTTACCATTGACACATTGGCATCATGGCTTAAATTACATTAATATGAAAAAGAAATACTTAGTGGAAGCTTTGGCAGCTTTTGAGGATGATGATCACATCATGATTGGGGATGATGCTTTATCATGGGTTCCAAAAATTACTAAAATATGCGGTGGTAGAATTCCATATATGGTATATTATTGTATTCGTAATAAGGGGCATACTGGTAGATGTTATTGCACCTGTAAGGATGTGGACTTCGATGCTGAAATATTTGATTGATGGATTACCAATTGATTATGCTGCCATTGGAAGCTGGGGGAACATGTATCCTTGATTATGATCCTGAAATCCATGAGAATATGGAAAAATCCATCATGCTATGTGGTAGGGAGGATTTGGTGTTGTGTTCCGTTCCCGTGGAATATCAGGGTAAATGTTCCTTACACTTGATAAGTGATAATGAGAATTTAGATGACTTTTGGGAAGCGTGTGTTAAGGTAAGCGACGATGAATAACGAAATAATATTACCGATTGAATTGTTTGATGGTCGCCTATCTCTCCTTGAGATAGGGACAGTGGGCGTTATCATGTCTTATCCCCACCAAGCCAAGGATGTGCTTGACAAATGGGATGGAACTGTTATCTTCAACCAGACGATCAACGAGATGATGGATCGGGGAATGATTACCGTGGAAGGTGATGAACTGGTATTGAAAATCGATGATGAACAACCAAAGTATAATAATATGAAAATTGAAACGGCATTAAACGAATTGTATAACAATGGAATTTGCAATGAGGACAACGTGGAAGCGATCCGTGATGTCATGGAAGAGCTTTCCAACGAATTCTATCATTTGGGTTATGAGGATGGTAGGATTGATTTTAACGCGGATGGTGATACATTCACTGCATATGGTAAGAAAGAGGACTTCTCTTAAAAACTAGACTACACTGATACCATGGAAAGATTAATTGTTGCTGCTGCCATGCTAATGGATGATGGGGATGTTGTGGTCGGTATCCGACACTTTTCCCCTGAAATGCGTAAGATTATGTTTAAAGCTTATGGGGAAAAATATCATTTGAAAGTCAAGGAACAAGGATTTGTGGATCAAATGGGGGTATTTTTAAGTCGTGAGGATGCTTGGAAAATAGCTGAAAAAGAAGGTCAGATCAGACGAAAAGTATCTTCTGATGGAACGCTCTACAGTGAGAACCTTTATTAAAAACTAGATCACACTCAGGACATGAAGTAAGCAAGCTAAAGATCTCTAAGTAACGAACACGAAACGAACACTAAAACACATTATGACTCCAGTATACATTATCATCAACGAATACGGAAACAAGCATTACTACAAGGACAAAGCAATGACGATACGCCATCGTGAAGACGGTCCTGCGGTTGAACTTGCCGATGGGAGTAAA